CTGTCTTAGGTAAGGCCCCTTTCCCTGCTGTCTTAGGTAAGGCTTTGTCTTGTGTAAGGCCCGTTGTCTTATGTAAGGTATCTGTCTTAGGTAAGGGTCTTACATAAGACTCTTCGCTGTCTTGTGTAAGGACTTCTGTCTTTTGTAAGTTGTCTTGTGTAAGGCTCGCCGGAAGGGTCTTCCCGATGTACTTTTTCCGGGTCTTCCCCCCCTCCCACCAGTAGGCATACCAATAGGGGCCGTGTCCATCACCTCGCTCGCACTTCTTGCACCGCTCCTTCCCACAGAGGGAGATCTCTTGTTTGTACAACCTCCCCGTTGTGGGGTCCTTAACCGCGTCCATGGGTTGTCTTATGTAAGGGATGGTATATATAGATTCCTTACATAAGACAGCTTACATAAGACAGCCCGATGGATGCTGATTTCACCCACAAAGAGGAGGTTTTACAGGTCGAAACGGTGCTTATAAAATGGTGAGAATAGAATTGTTGCGGTGTTGATGACCAGTTATGCGACCTTCCGGACCAGGATCTCGCAGCAACGGCATTTCGGGTGCTTAATTGGCCCGCCTCCTCCCCCTCTATCAAACTGACCGTCGGGGAGATCCGCCCTCGCATCCACAAGCCCCTCGCAGATGGAGCACATCCGGCCATCGTGGGTTCCGAGCCATGCTCTCTCCCATTCGTCGGGGTCGAGGATGCCCCTCTTCACCGCGTCCCTGTTGGCCGCTCGATATCCTTCGTTGGCCGCCCTGTGACCTTCCGTAAGCGATATGGTCATCGCTCTCTGTCTCAGAAGTCTATTGCGGTACTTCTCGACCGCCTTCGCTTTCGCGGCTTCATTCATCCCCACAAGCCCCTCCTCGAAGGTCTCCAGGGCTCGGAGCTGGCGGGGGAGGAGTCCGATATGGTCTTTGATCAGCTTCGCCTGAGCTGTGGGGGTTAGGCCCTCAGTCTGGCCCCGGAGGACGATATCTCTGATAGTAGCCTTCGCCGTCTCGTCGATGTACTTAACCTCGGCCGCTCCATATTTCATGATCCAGGCCGCTGTCTCAGGGTTTCGTAGATCGAAATTGACGCCTATCCCCACAAGCTTGCCGATCTCTTCGAGTTGGGCCTCGCCTCCCTCAAGGAAGGCCGCCTCGATGAAAGGAGAGGGGTCGAAGGTCGTCGCCGGGATGTTCTTTCGGCCGTCGATCTCTACCTCCCTCTGCCACTTCAGGAAGGCCTCGGAGATCGTCCTCGCCCACTTGTCCCCGATCTTCCGGGTCTGGCGAGTCACTCACTCCCCCACGCCGCCCAGGAGCAATAGACGATACTCTTCGTTCCCTTCGAGGCCTTCAGCAGGTCGGACCTTTTTAACCTCATAAATGGTTCCGGGGACCCCACCGACGACACGCCGGACGAGATGACCATCGGCGAGAGGGATCTCGCAAAACACCTTCGCATCAGATAGGGCTATAAGCTGGCTGTGGTGATCGTCGGTTACCTTCAGGTAATGAGACGTCTTATCTTCCCATCTACATGGGAAGTCGACCCATGCTCCCAGCTCGTTCTCGTCGCCGTCGACCCCCACAACTCGGAGGTATTGCTCGGCGTCCCCTCCCATATTCGTGGTGACGGCCGTCAGGGTGTCAAACCATTTAGAGCTTATTTTTTCAAGAGTCCCGTACATCCCGGAGAAGGATAGGCGCTCACTCACAGGGCTACCGTCGCGGGTCCCCACCAGATCGGCGTATCTATCCCCGGAGTTCCAGCTTCGCACAACCTTGACTAGAAAATCCACGCCGAGATCGATCACGGCCAGGGGGAGGGTTGCGAGAGCTGGTCCGTTGTAGAACTCGCCCGAAGCGTAATATCTGGCGGTCTGGTTGAGGTAGCCGGAGATCAGGCTCATCCCGCTCGCGCCCCCTTCGCCAGATAGGGCTCCAGCAGCCTGTAAGCCGTCCAGGATATGAGCGGGGTCCCCTTGATCCCGCCTCCCCGTAGATCGTCGCCGTAGGTCTCGGAGAGGTCGCCTAGCCTGAAGGACTTGACCCCGTCGGCCTGGAGGGCGTGTCTCTTCCCATCTGTGGGGGATAGTCTCGCCAGGATCTCCTCGCAGACTGCATCTTTGATCGCTTGAGGGATGCAGACGTCGCCTTCGTCGTCCCTCTCCACCCTCCAGACGCCCCGGACCTTAACCAGTCTCGGCCACTGGAGAGCCTGATCGGTGTCGTACTTCCGGCCCACGAATAGAAGAGAGTCCACAAGGGAGGAGGAGTATTTCAGGGCGTCCTCTTGATCCGCCTCAGAGGCGCCGGTCCAGGCCGATGAGTCGGGTCTGTCGGCCGCGTAGGCGTCCATCTCTTCAGAAGTGACATATTCAGTCATAGAATCGTACCCTTCGTGGTTTTGTGGGGGAAGCCCATGGAATGGGCCTAGGTGCGAGCCCTTTGAGGCTTCCCCCTATGGCTAACGCTGACCAGCGTGATGTTTCAAGGCAGAGCGTAGGCCTCGATCGTCCCGGCGATGTTCGTCCCGGTCGTGTCGGTTATGTCGATGTGGATCGTTCCGTCTGCCTGGAGGTATCGAGCCGTCTCAATGGGTCCGATACAGAACTCATCGTTGGCGACCACGTCGTCGCCTCTCACAAGGTCGCCGAGACCTCGCCTAAAGGCAGGGTGAGCGGTTCCGGCCTTCAGAGTCACCGCGCCGCCGGTTCCCGTTCCCGCCGAGATGTGGACGAGGATCAGCAGCCTCTTGAAGTTGGCCCCGGCGGCGATGTAGTGATGGTTGGACTTGTCGATCGCGTCGGGTGCCGCTCTGTCGGCCCATGCGCCGTTAAGCTCGTTTACGGTAATTTCGGATCTGGTTGCCATTTTTCACCACCTCAGCTCGGAGCACAAGTCAGAACGCAGAGACATTCAGGATCGATGACCTTCGCGCCGTAGCAGTGAAGGCCCCGGAGGGCGTCGGCGAAGAACTTGTCAGGCCTGTAAGCCTCGGTCTCGTTCACAGAGTCGGCGAAGGTCGTCGCCCTGCTGACACCAGCCAGGACCTTGTAGTGGTCGCCCGCCGTGTTCGGTACGTTGTTGGACTGGAGGATGTCGAAGCCGTAAAGGCGGCCTATCTGACCGTTCTTCATCACTCCCTCCACAGCAGACCACATGGGGAGATTCACGGCGTCCTCCTGGAGAAGCCACTTCGTCACCCAGGGCGGGATGATGACCCATCGGCCCTCAAAGGGGACATTGGCCTCATCGAGCTTCTGTTTGACCTCCAGGAGCTCCTCGGACACCAGGTCGGTCGTTCCGTCGAAGATCTTGTCGGACCCGTCAGCCCCCACAGCAGAGCCGGCCTGAGCGGCCATGATCCCTGCGATGTACTCGTCGGCGACCTCGGCGAGCCGATAGGCCGCGTCTCTGGTGGCGCTCTCCATCAGCTTCACGTTCATCTGCGCCTTGTCGACGTCCTCGATCCGGAAGTTGAAGGATTTGGCCTGAGTGATCTCCAGGGTGGTGGAGGCGTCGTCCAGCTCCTCAGGATCGGAGAGGCCGGTGCTCTTGTCGTAGTTGTCGATCGTTATCGGGCCGTGGGCGGTGATCCTCACCGTGTCGCCCTTCCCCTTGATGTCGCCTTCGTAGTCCCGGTTGATCACTCCGGCCTGTCCGTAAACCAGGGCCTTCTGGAGAGCCTGGAGGATTTGGGCCGCCCAAACCTCGCCTATGAAATTCGTTATTGCCATCTATCTTACCTCAGTGAGCCCTCTTTCATTTGGGCCTTGATCTGGTCCATGTTTGCGATGATTTGGTCGGGGGTCATCTTCTTGACAGCCTCACGGGTTAACGGTTTCTTCACGTCGCCCGGAGGTTGCCCCCCACCACCCACAGGCTCGCGGGGACCGAGTTCTTTCAGCAGCTTGGCGCCGTCTGCCTTCAGCTCCTCCTCCGTCGCGCCCTGGAGTCGTCCCGCCAGGGAGGGGGGGAGCTTGAGGTCGGTGACGACCTTCTGCTTTAGATTTTCCAGGGTGGCGGATTCGTTCTCGGCGATCTTGGCCTTCAGGTCCTCATTTTCGGCCTTGATCTCGTCATAGTCGGCGTATTTCGCCTTCTCACGGGCTATCCGTTCCTGGACTATCCGGTCCACGTCTGCCTGCGTGAACTTCTTTTCATCATCACTGGACATTTTCGAATCTCCGAAGTTTGCGGCCTTCGTTTGCCTTATTGTCTATATTCACTGGTATAGTATTTAAAGGTTTGTCCTTTTTGTGATAAATTAGGGAGGGAGGACGGCCTCCTCCTCCTTGATCCTCGCCTCCTCGGCTTCGAGGTCCTTCTCGGTGGCGTCGGGGTCGAGCCTGGATAGGGACCCCCACGTCGAGGTGGCTCTCGCTCCCCGTCTTGTCGCCTCCACCTTCGCCGCCTCCAGGGGGTCGGTGGGGAGGTTCTCCCTCCATTCGATAGTGAGGTTGTCGAGGGACGTCGCCCCCGGCATCCTGGAAGCCTTTTCGAGCTCGGCGGTCGTCACCAGGACGGTGAGAAGCCCCGGTTTGATCCGGAGCCGGAGCCGGTTGACCTTCGCCAGGGTGGGGAGCATCAGCCTCTTGAGGGCGGATCCCGACTCGGCGAGCCCGGACTTCGTCTCGCCGAAGGCCGCCGGCGACAGCTCGGCCATCACGTACAGTTGGCCGAGGACCTCCTCGATGTGGGAGAACGTCGCCCCCATCTGAGCATCCCACGTGAGGATTGAGGGCGGGGACTCGCCTTCGTTAAGGGCGATGTACTTCTCGTCGGAAGCCCAAACTACCTCGCCCGTCACAGGGTCCTTGATCCTCAGTCCCGGGGGTCCCGCCATCCAGGGGTCAGAGAAGACGTCCAGGGTCCCGGAGATCTTGATCAGCCGCCGCTCGACCTCCTCCACAAGGTCAGTTATGCCCTTGAAGTCGTCCAGCCCGAAGACGCCGTCGCCGCTCTTCAGGTTGGAAAAGGGGACCACCAGGAAGCCGGGGACGCCCGTCTCCTCCGAGTCCTTCAGGGTCGAGTACCTCTCGATCGTGGCGAGAGGGACGGCTCCGAGGATCTCGTCGCCGGCGGCGTTGAGCTTGAGGAGACGGTGCTCTATCCTTCCGGCGAGGTGGATCTCGGCCTTGACGTACTTCTCGTCGCCCTCGACGATCTCCCAGGCCAGGACGTGAGCCGCAAAGGTCCCGACGTCGTCGGGGTCGACGACCGGGAACCAGAGCCGAGGGTCGATCCTGGAGATGACACCCCGGCCCCCGTTCCATCGGACCTTGAGGACCCCGTCGCCGAAGGCTATGAGGTCGGAGAAGAGGTCGTAGGCCGTGAGGGAGAGGGAGTTACCCTCAACGACCCGGTCGAGGTTGGGCTGTTGCGGCTCGTCGGCTCTGATCGCCGGAGGGTTCCCCACAGCCAGGTCGGAGAAGAGGGTCATGATCCGCTTGAACCAGTTGACCCTCATCTTGACGATCCGGGGGGCGTCGTCCTCATTCAGGCTGGTGAAGATGAGATCGTGGTCTCCTTCCAGGAGGAGGCGGTTAATTGCGTATCGGTCCAGCCGCGCTTTATCCTCTGTTGGGGGCCATTTTCGCCCCGGTCCGAGGAAGCTTAAGTCAGTATGTACGGTCGAAGTCATGATCTGATCCTCCCCCTCTCTCGTCTCGCCGTCGGAGGAGTAAGCCGGCGGCTCTTGCTGATCCTATTAACCAGGTATCGAAGGGCGTCGACGAGGTCGTCGCCCTCTTTAATGGGGGCGTCCTCGCCCCGTTCCGTCGCCTTCGGGTCCCATCTGTAACCCTCCAGCTCCTCCTGGAGCATGGGAGTAGCCGGCCCCACAAGCTTGAGCCATCCTTGATTGAACGCCGAGATGACCCGCTGGATGCCGTTGAGGACGTCGTTATCGGCCTGCTGGACCCCCTCGATCCCGTCGCCGATGAACTGGAGCCGGTGAGCCTTCGCCGCCGGGTCGACGTCGATCGATGAGGGGTGCATCCCGTCGAGGAACCTCTTAAGGTCCTTCGATACCTCAGCCGGGGACTTGTCGGCCTTCCGATACTCGCCGAAGACGTACCACGTCTCGCCGATCCTAACAGCTTTCAAAAACGCGCTCGGATGGGTTGCCCCAGGATCGACGGCGACCCTCATCTCCTCCATCCTCTCGTCGGGGAGGGAGGGGACGACGTGAAGGTCCCGGTCGAAGTTGCGATAGACCGCCCCCTCGGCCATCACCCACAAGCCGAGAACGTACCTCTGATAGAAGAGGCTGGACGGGGGGCCAAACTGGCGCTTGAGCTCCTCGATATAATACCAGTCCAGCCAGGGGTTATCTTCGAGCGTGAAATGCCAGGCCTTGAGGTCGAGCTCCTCCTCTCGATCGATCCATCGCTTCTTGAGGTAGTGAGCGGGGGGGCCGGGGTTCGTGGTGAGGAAGAGTTGAGCTCCGGGCTCGGAGAGGCGGGTTATGAGCATGTTGGTGAAGGACTCAGGGACGAGGGAGCCCTCGTCGACGTAGGCTCCCCCCAGGGTGAGGCCTGCGATCTTCGAATAGGCCGCCTCATCGTTCCCGCCCTCCACCATGATGGGCCGGCCGTAGATGTAGGCCGTCTTGAGGGACCTCTTATAGTCGAAGTTATTCGAGCCGACGAGCCGAGCGATGGGTGAGAGGACGTTGCGCTCCAGGGAGAAGAGGGTCTTCCCGGCCATCAGGAGGTTGACACCCGCCGGCGCCTCCAGGACGGCCCGAAGCCATCGGACGTTGGCCCCGACGGTCTTCGCAGACCTCACCGCCCCATGAGCGATATTGATCCTCGCATCGGAGCCGAGACAGAAGTCCCTCTGCTTCCCCACAGGAACTTGGAAGCTCAAGTCTCCACCTCCTCGCCCCCCATCGTCTCGAAGAGGATCCGGATCTCCCCGCCCCTCGCCGACGGGTCGGTCGCCTCTTCGAGCCGCCGCTTATCGATGCCGATCGCTATCGAGGTTGCGAGATACTGAAGGTCTCTTGAGCTGTCGCAGGTCTTCAGCATGGACCGCGCCTTATCCAGCAGCTCCCCCACAAGCCTGATGCGAGCCTCGGCGTTGTAACACGTCCTCATCAGGTCCCGCTTTTTCATCAAAACATGTTCGGCGACGTCCAGACCGTTGCGGGTGGCGACGGAAGAGATGGTAGAGGGCGCTCGATCAAACTCGGCGGCGACAGCCCGGACCCCCCGGCCGGCCTTCAGAGCTTCGAGGATCGCCTTCTCCTCTTCATCACCAACGGGACCGCCTTTTGCCATTGTGTACAATAAGGACAATCATTATATAAAAGGGTTTTGTAGATTGTCCTCTTTGTACTCAATCCGGCGGCATATTGAACCCCCTCGAATCGCCCTTCTCCTCCAGGAGATGGATAGCCATCTTCGCTTTATCCGCTGTCCACTCGCTGGGGATGTCATCCATCAGTTGCCGGATGGTGGGGATCTGGCCTCCACCGACTTGGAGATAGTACGCTCGACTCTTCCCGAAGACCCCGTCGTCCTTCGCCTTCTCGCCCACAGGACGGGGTGAAGTTTTGCCGGCGATGTTACCGTTTTTTGGGGGGCATGTTACCGCTATGTTACCGGTCGGAATCGCTATCTTGTTACCAATTTTACCGCTTTTACCGGTTTCGTCCACAACTTCCTTTATACAATTTACAGGACTATTACCTATATCCTCTATATCCTTTAGACTGTTATCTAAAGTGGTAATGTCGGTAACATCGGTAACATGTTGCTGGTTTTCGTTTTCCAAAACCGGTAACATGCCGGTAACATCCGTAACCCGTTCCTGTTTCTTCTCGTCGTCTCCCTTATCGTCGTCTTGGGGCGGATCGGTTTTCTCGTCGTCTTTGGGGCCGATGAGGTCCTCTAACTCGCTCTCGTCGATCTCGCAGTCGTACCACCCCTTCACCTGTACCTGCCTTCCGTCGTCGGTTGAGACGCGGGGCGAGCCCTTCCGGAAGCCAATTCTCTGCCCGTATCGATTGAAGCCGACGAGAGTTTCGGGTGAGACTTTGATCGCTTCGCATAGCCGCTTGTATCCGTTGTACATCACTGTCGACGGTGTCACGTTCCCAGGAGAATAGCTTACTACTCGGTCCCAGAACATGGCGAGATGGTCGGCTTTCAGGTTGTAGGCCTCGACGATCTCCTTCCCGGTCCCAGTTCTCCGGATGATCCTTGTCTCGATCAGCCTCGGGGCCTCCAGGAGGAGGACGTTGAGGAATCCCGAAAGCTCCTCCGGCTTGGTGATCTTTCCCAGGAGGTGGCGATCTGCCTTCCTCTCCTCAGGGGCGACGGGGTTGTCTACGAATGTATAGGGCCAAAAAATGGGGGCGATCCGCTCCTCGATCGCTCTCGTAGACTCGCCGATCCTTGGGGCGGAGTTGCAATCAAAAACGAAATAGGCGTCGGTCCTAAACTGGACGTGCTCCTTGTTCTTCTGATCGGCGGTTATCATGTCCCCGCCGGAGATCTTCTTTGCCCAATCGAATAGGGTCTTTGTGGCGGTTCGGGGTGTCTCTGAGTTGAAGATCCATCTCTTCCCCCTCAGGGCGATCTGATCAAACCTCCTCTCCGCGAGCTTATAGACCTCCACTTCGGTTATGAGAGGGCTTCCCCATATCCCTCTGATTATCTCCGCCGCCATCAGCTTACCGTTCCGTCCCGTCCCCACCCATGGTGAGAAGTAGTTGAAGACGTAACCGGACAGCTTCGCCGCCATGACGTCGATGAGAGTCTCTCTCCCGGCCTCGTCCAGGCTGGAGGCGAGGTACTTCTCGATCTCAGGGCATTTCGCCTTCGGATCGAAGACGATCGGAGACTTCCAGGTGCGCTTATACTTCGGATCGTGCGGCATGAAGCCGTCGAGCCCCTTCCTGAGGTCTATGATCCCGTTCTCGACAGGGAATAGGTCGGGGTCCGGATTGAAGATATCGCCGTCGGTCTCGTCCAGGGTTCGGAGGAAGACCTTTTGCGTAACCTCGCGGGTGAACGTGATGTTGGTTGCGTCGTTCCCGGCGTGATCGAGTTCCGCGGCGACGAGGGTCCTACCGTTCGGCTTCCAGATCCCCTCCTGGGCGTCGTAGACCCATATCTGACCGTCGGGGGTCGAGATGATATCATACTTCTTTATGATCGAGGTTGCCGCCGCCGTTACGCTTCTTTGCCGTCTCTTCTTCCCGGTCTCCTCGTCGGTGACGGTCTTCATAAGATCCTTGAACCTCAGCCGTTCCGGGTCGGTGGCTCCGGCGCCCTCTCCTTCGTCCTCGGCGGTCTCCTCGGCATCCTTCGCCCGGATCTTCCGGAGGGTAAGCCTCTGATAATGTTCTCCCTCCTCGGACCACTTCCCGATCCGCGAGATGTAGGTCATGATCCAGTTGATTTCTGGATCGGTAAACCCGGCGCCGGTGAGCTTCCCCACAAGCCCAAACTCGGCGTCTGATCGGTCCCCGTCGTGCCGTTCCTTCGCCTCGTCGGTCCAGTCCAGAAGGCTCTGGAGGGTCGGATCAGCCTCTAAAAGGGTGTCGAGCTTCTCCCTCACAAAGTCGACGTCGATCTCCCCGGCGTCCTCCTGCGGTTCCGGCTCGGCGTCCTCGTCCCCCCCGGCTGTGGGGGGCTGGTTGAACTTCTCCGTCCAGGTCTTCAGGGCGTCGGGGTCTGGTGTCAGCTCCTCGATGAACCTCAGGAGCTTCGCATCCTCATCTCTTGTGGGGATCTCGCCGATAGCTTCCCGGTGGTGGTTCTTCCGCCCCTCTTCCTCGTCTTCAAACTTCGAGTTCCAGGTCCCTAGGACCCCACAGACTCTTGGAGGATCGAAGGTCGCCGTGTCGACGTCGACGTCGGCCTCCTTTCTGACCACCTTCAGGAAGGCCGCCACCTTCGCTATGAACTCCGGCGTCGGTTCGGTGGGGGGGATAGGCAGCAGCAGCCCCGCCCCGTTCCCGGACTTGAAGCCGAGCCCGCTCTTGAAGCCCTTCTCCGATAACCATCTCTGGACTGTGGGGAGCTGCGCCACAGCAAAGCCCCGCTCGAATTCAGTCGCGGCGTGGTCCTTTCTATCATCAGGCTTTTTGGCGTCGATGTCCAAAAAAATGTTGGTGTAGGCCTCGACGTCCAGATGGGTATGGTATTTCTCGGAGTCCCTCTTCAACTTCTGGACGTTCACCCACAGTTGCCTCTTCCCGTCCCTCAGCTTGATGTAATCGACGGCCTTGTTGGCGTTGATGAGGTCGAAATGCGCCTCTTGTGCGCCCTTCTCGCCCGTCCTCACGCTCTTGATGCAGAACTTTTCATGGCCGAGGAACTTGATGAACCGGGTCAGTTCTTCGACTGTGGGGGCGTTCATCTCCACCCCTCTGACCGGATATCTTTTATTTTTTCACCATGAGCATGGTGAAAGTGATCTCGTGGAGATGAGGTAGGGTTTGCGAAGGATAACCCGGTCCCCGTTTGCCTTGATCTGGATGAGGTGGCTGTAAATGGCAAAATAGACACATTTATATCGGGGAAACTACAACAACTCATATAGACCACCTGCTCGGCTGGCTTCTTCGGTTCCTGTTGGCCGTGCAACGAAAAGGAGGAAAGCGGCTGGTCTGACACGGTGGCGGATGGCACCCGCCACTACCCAACTTTTACTTATCATTTCATCGCCTCGATTAGGAGCGAAGGCTCTCGCTGGACTTGATCGTATCCGATTCTCAAAATTAGCCTTCCAAAAGATGACACAGGAACGCCTAAATTTTTGGCGGCGGATGCAAAAATAGCCCGCTCGTCTTTTGGCATGTAGACTGTGAGGATCTGATCCCCTGGTCGATTGACTGTCATATTTCGGTTCCTCCTGGGGTGGCACCCCCAGGTCTATTTCGACACCAATTATAATGGCGTGGTGCTATTTATAGGTTAGCTCGCCATGTGACGATTCTTCGACGTTTCTTTGAAGATTCTTCAATGTTTCTTAAGACTTGTGAAGATCATTCGCCTTACATTAATCTCCATCGCGCGAGGTTCGAGTAACTCCTCCTACTGGGCTCTGGCCCCCCCCGTATTTTCTTATGTAACCCGCCCTATCATTTAGGGTCAATCGGTTACATAAGAACGGGTATGTCGTATAAAATAATCTCAATTGTACTCCCTCCCTGGGGGGCTGATGTGATCTGCCTACTTGGTATAACTGATCGATAAGTCTAATCGAAATTCTCGCCTCAAAAACCGCTATCGGTCGCCACTGCTCCGGGCCGGCCCTCTCGGATAAGGATCTTTTCGACCCATCACCCCATGATGATACGCGACGGCTCGCCAACATTCCTATAGTCTCTGTGGGGAGGCTTGCGATCGAGTAAACAAGCCGGGGTTCGGTTGTTATAAAAAAGGTGGTGGAGTTTGAAGGCAATTACAGTTTAAAGTATTGTAATTCCGGTCTAATTCTTATCTCCTCCTGGACCTGGTTAAGAGAGCAGCTGTTATAAGGGATATAGCTCCTATCGATAAGGTTAATGGGCTTTCTTCGGGATTATCGACATTGATTACAGCTATAGCTTCAGTTGCACTACCCCGAACTTGTGGGGATTCATCATTAGCGGCCGCATATTTCAACGCGGAAAGGGCTTTAGGATCGCCAATTTTACCTAAAGAGTACGCAGCCCCCTTGCGAGTTAAGACATCTTTGTCGTTCTTCAGAGAATCGATCAACGGATCAACAGCTCTAGGATCAGCAAATGATCCAAGACCCGCGGCCGCGGAAAAACGTATTGCTGAATTTTCGTCATTTAGACACGCAATCAAGGGTTCAACAGCTCTTGAATCATTACTTTGGATTAATCCATTAAGGGCTTCGGTCCTCTCTTCCCATCCTGTGGCTGGATCTTTCAGGGCAGCTATTTGGTCATCTACCTCGTCTGCCAGGGCTGAGGATACCAGCATCAATAACGCCAAAATCAGTTTAAACCACATCTTGTCAACCTCTTGGATAAAGTTACTGTCAAATTTCATTAAAAAATGTTTCGGTAAATTTTAGTATTATCGCCTCAAAATGAACCCCATCAGCCATGGTTCCCCCGCACCTCCAGAAAAAAGAGCCCCTCAAAACGCTTCTAGAGAATTTAATAATAGGATCGAATAAAAAGAGATGAAAAGGTGGGGATCTAAGCCTTACTGTATCGGTCAATCTCAGCCGTTGCCTTTTCGATATGCTTATTTCCCATCGTCATATACAGTGATGCTTTTTCAAGGGCTTCCGGGTCTAGGTTTTTCGCACCGTTATAACCCTCTTCAGCCGCCCTTTCGTAGTCGTCCAAAGCCCCGCCCCATTCATATTTAGCAGTCGCCAATTCTGAGCTAACTTCGTATTCATTATTAAGGCGCTTTGCTACTTGAACATGGGCCTTTAAGTCGGAGCATCTGGACGCTACTTCGTCAATGTCCATATCTTCTGCAGCGGTACTCACTGCCTGCATGTCCTCCACGATATAACCCATTGATACGTAAGTTGTGGCCATCCATTCAAGGTTTGGATCGATCTCTTTCTCCTTGTCAGCCGTTCCAGTGGCCGCGCTCTCGTCTGTGGTGGCCGCAGTTGCGGCTGTCGTGGTCGTCCCCGTCTCTCCTCCAGTATCCGGGCTCGGAAGAATGGCTCCCAAGACAATCAAAACAACAAACGCATACACCACATAGCCCGCGATTCTTGTCGCTTTCTTTTCGCTATTAAGCAACGGTAACTTTTCCTTAATTCCCATATCCTGATCTCCTGGGGAAGAGACTGCCCCAATAGGCGAAAAGTGTTTCGATGCTCCAAAAATCCTGCCCCATCCGCCAGATTATTATATCACTGCCTATAGTAGTGAGTAACTACACTATAGCCCCTACCGTCCCTTCGGGGACGGTAGTGAAATATTCACAGATATGGAAGGGAATTTTTTGGGGAAGGTAGCGGTTTTTATCGACGGTGGTTTTTTCGAGAAGGTTTTAGATGGCCCGTTCGGGCGCCCAAAAATCGACTTTGAGATATTTTGTGATAATTTGTGTAATGGATCGGACTATAGATTAAGAACCTATTATTATGATTGTATGCCTTTTCAGAGCGATCCGCCCACCGAAGACGAAAAACGGAGATACGCAAACAAACAAAAATTTATGAATGTTGTGGAGCGTCTCCCTAGATTTGAATCGAGACTCGGAAAATTGGGGTGGGTCGGTGGAGAGCTTGTTCAAAAACGAGTCGATGTTTTGTTTGCGGTGGACCTTGTTCGGATGAGCTGGCGTGGGATGATTGAAAAGGCTGTAATAATCACGGGCGATAGTGATTTTGTACCCGCAGTTCAGGCGGCTAAGGAGGCGGGGGTAGTAGTTCAGTTATACTATTATAGGGCAAAACGTCCACGCGAGCCCAATACACATGACGAACTTCTTTCCGCCGTCGATGAGCGCTATGAAATTGATCAAGACTTAATAGATAGGTCGTTGCGTCAAGATAAGTCGGGCCGTTTGGTATTTTCTGGTGGAGCTAAGTGATCGCCGCCCACGTGGTAGTGTCACCCAACTGCTATACCCTTTAGCATCTCCTCAATCCTCTCCCTCAGCTCGAAGACGTAGCGCCGCGCCTTCTTCCCGCCTCGGTGACAGTTGACCGCTTGGATCCCCGCCGCCGCCATCGACCGCCCCAGGGGCCTGGACTCCATCCCCACGGCCTCCGCCACCTCCGCCGCCGTTGGCTCTATCCCACGCGCGTGAAAGCCTCTGATCGCCTCCAGGGCTCTCTTTACCTCATCGCCTGTGGGGGTGCTCGTCTTTGGTAAGGATTTGTCTTTGGTAAGTCGCTTTCGTGTCTTTGGTAGGGGTTCGGGTGGGGGCGTGTCTTCGGTAAGAGTCTTTGGTAAGGTCTTGTCTTTGGTAAGGACGGGCTCCTCCTCCGGGGTGTCTTTGGTAAGAGGTAGGTTTTTGCCGATGTACTTCTTTCGCGTTCTTCCGTCCTCCCACCAGAACCGCGCCCAATAGGGTCCATGTCCCGGCCCGTCCCGGCATTTCTTACACCGCTCTTTGTTGCACTTATAAAATTCCTGGCGGTAAACTCCACCCTCCGGAGCCTTAATCGACTTCATTGTATTTGTCTTTGGTAAGGATCGTATAAATAGCTTCTTACCAAAGACAAATCCTTACCAAAGACAAGACCTTACCAAAGACGAACTCGCCGTCTTACCGAAGACGCTCGGAGGATGCTGATTTCTTGCACGCCATCCGGGCTTTACAGGTCGAAATGGTGCTTATAAAATGGTGAGAATAGAATTGTTGCGGTGTTATCGCTTCGCGCCTTTCTTCCTATTCGTTCGGCGAGAAACTATCCTGAGATTCCTCTTCCCGTTGGAGCCCCCTTTTGAGAGAGGGACTTTGTGATCCACTTCTCGAGTATCTCCGACCTTGAGCCCCATCTTCCGCCGCGCTGCGTTGCGCTGGTTCCGGAGTTTGATCTGCTTGGGCTTACCGTGAAAATCCCTATATTCCTTCTTATAGTCCCGCTTCTTGGCGGTCTTCCGCTTTGCCATGATGACCAGTTATGCGACCTTCCGGACCAGGATCTCGCAGCAACGGCATTTCGGGTGCTTAATTGGCCCGCCCCCTCCCCCTCTGTCAAACTGACCGTCGGGGAGATCCGCCCTCGCATCCACAAGCCCCTCGCAGATGGAGCACATCCGGCCATCGTGGGTTCCGAGCCAGGCTCTCTCCCATTCGTCGGGGTCGAGGATGCCCCTCTTCACCGCGTCCCTGTTGGCCGCTCGATATCCTTCGTTGGCCGCCCTGTGGCTTTCCGTAAGCGATATGGTCATCGCTCTCTGTCTCAGAAGTCTATTGCGGTACTTCTCGACCGCCTTCGCTTTCGCGGCCTCATTCATCCCCACAAGCCCCTCCTCGAAGGTCTCCAGGGCTCGGAGCTGGCGGGGGAGGAGTCCGATATGGTCTTTGATCAACTTCGCCTGAGCTGTGGGGGTTAGGCCCTCAGTCTGGCCCCGGAGGACGATATCTCTGATGGTGGCCTTCGCCGTCTCGTCGATGTACTTAACCTCAGCCGCTCCATATTTCATGATCCAGGCCGCTGTCTCAGGGTTTCGTAGATCGAATTTGACGCCTATCCCCACAAGCTTGCCGATCTCTTCGAGCTGAGCATCACCGCTCTCGTAAAATGCGGCCTCGATGAAAGGGGAGGGGTCGAAGGCCGTCGCCGGGATGTTCTTTCGGCCGTCGATCTCTACCTCCCTCTGCCACGCCAGGAAGGCCTCGGCGATCGTCCTCGCCCACTTGTCGCCTATTCGTTGGGTCGGGGTTCGGGTCACTCGCCCACGCCCCCGAGAAGAAGAACACGGAACTCCTCGGACCCCGACAAGCCGGGCGTGGACTTCACCACCTTAACCTCATAGACTATCCCCGGAACGCCGCCAACAACGGGCCTAACCAGGGCCTCGGCCTCTATTTGAGCCTCACATATCACTTTGGCATCAGATACGGCGATAACTTCGCTGGCTTCGTCGTCACTCACCTTAAGGTAGGTCGATCTTTTGTCTTCCCACCTGCAGGCGAATTCTTGCCATGTGGGTGGGATCTCATCGCCGGCGGCATCAACGGCCCGAATACTGATTGTTATGCCGTAGTCCCCTCCCATATCGGTTGTAACTTCGGTGAGGTCGTCGAATAGCTCATCGCCCGTTACGATCAATTCGGGGCCGTATAGACCAGATGTAAAAGTGAGAGTTTCAGTTACGGGCTCACCGTCAAGGGTCCCGACCAGATAGACATGTCTCGGATCGCCGGCGCTCCCCGAACGTTCGGCCCGGATCCTGAAGTCCTCGCCGATGGTTATATCGTTGAGCGGGATCTCGTCGAGAGGAGCCCCATTATAAAATTCGGCTGTGACGTAATGGCTGGCCGTCTGGTTGAGGTAGCCGGAGATCAGGCTCATCTCGCCCGCGCTCCCTTCGCCAGATAGGGCTCCAGCAGCCGGTAGGCCGTCCATGATATGAGGGGCGTTCCCTTGATCCCGCCGCCTTCCATCGCAGGGTCGAAGGTCTCGGAGAGGTCAGAGATCCGGAAGCTCTTCACCCCGGAGGCCTGGAGGGCTCTTCTCTCGGCGCCTGTGGGGGATAGCCTCGACAGGATCTCCTCGCAGACTGCATCTTTGATCGCTTGAGGGATGCAGACGTCCCCCTCGGCGTCCCTCTCGACCGTCCAGCCGCCCCGGACCTTAATCAGCCTCGGCCATTGGAGGGCCTGATCGGTGTCGTACTTCCGGCCCACGAATAGAAGAGAGTCCACAAGGGAGGAGGAGTATTTCAGGGCGTCCTCTTGATCCGCCTCGGTGGCGCCGGTCCAGGCCGATGAGTCGGGTCTGTTGGCCGCGTAGGCGTCCATCTCTTCAGAAGTGACATATTCAGTCATAGAATCGTACCTTCGAGGTTTGTGGGGGAAGCCCAGGGGAACGGGCCTAGGTGACAAGCCCTTTGAGGCTTCCCCCTATGGCTAACGCAGACCATCGTGATGTTTCAAGGCAGAGCGTAGGCCTCGATCGTCCCGGCGATGTTGGTCCCGGTCGTGTCGGTTATGTCGATGTGGATCGTCCCGTCTGCCTGGAGGTATCGAGCCGTCTCAATGGGTCCGATGCAGAACTCATCGTTGGCGACTACGTCGTCGCCTCTCACAAGGTCGCCGAGACCTCGCCTAAAGGCAGGGTGAGCGGTTCCGGCCTTCAGAGTCACAGCGCCGCCGGTTCCCGTTCCCGCCGAGATGTGGACGAGGATCAGAAGCCTCTTGAAGTTCGCACCCTCGGCGATGACGTGATGGTTTCCCTTATCGATCGCGTCGGGCGTCTCTCTGTCAGCCCACGCCCCCGAAAGCCCGTTTACGGTTATTTCAGATCTTACCATTCTTCATCACCTCAGCTCGGAGCACAGGTCAGAACGCACAGGCATTCAGGATCGATAACCTTCGCGCCGTAACAGTGGAGACCCCGGAGGGCGTCGGCGAAGAACTTGTCAGGCCTGTAAGCCTCGGTCTCGTTCACAGAGTCGGCGAAGGTCGTCGCCCTCGCCACCCCAGCCACAACCTTGTAGTGATCTCCGGCGGTGTTGGGTACGTTGTTGGACTGGAGGATGTCGAAGCCATAAAGACGGCCTATCTGACCGTTCTTCATCACTCCCTCCACAGCAGACCACATGGGGAGATTCACGGCGTCCTCCTGGAGAAGCCACTTCGTCACCCAGGGCGGGACGATGACCCATCGGCCCTCAAAGGGGACATCGGCCTCATCGAGCTTCTGCTTGATCTCAAGCAGCTCCTCGGATACTAGGTCAGTCGACCCGTCGAAGATCTTGTCAGATCCGTCGGCCCCCACAGCAGAGCCGGCCTGGGCCGCCATGATCCCCACGATATACTGATCAGCCACGTCGGCGAGCCGATAGGCCGCGTCTCTGGTGGCGCTCTCCATCAGCTTCACGTTCATCTGCGCCTTGTCGACGTCCTCGATCCGGAAGTTGAAGGATTTGGCCTGAGTGATCTCCAGGGTGGTGGAGGCGTCGTCCAGCTCCTCAGGATCGGAGAGGCCGGTGCTCTTGTCGTAGTTGTCGATCGTTATCGGGCCGTGGGCGGTGATCCTCACCGTGTCGCCCTTCCCCTTGATGTCGCCTTCGTAGTCCCGGTTGATCACTCCGGCCTGTCCGTAAACCAGGGCCTTCTGGAGAGCCTGGAGGATTTGGGCCGCCCAAACCTCGCCTATGAAATTCGTTATTGCCATCTATCTTACCTCAGTGAGCCCTCTTTCATTTGGGCCTTGATCTGGTCCATGTTTGCGATGATTTGGTCGGGGGTCATCTTCTTGACAGCCTCACGGGTTAACGGTTTCTTCACGTCGCCCGGAGGTTGCCCCCCACCACCCACAGGCTCGCGGGGACCGAGTTCTTTCAGCAGCTTGGCGCCGTCTGCCTTCAGCTCCTCCTCCGTCGCGCCCTGGAGTCGTCCCGCCAGGGAGGGGGGGAGCTTGAGGTCGGTGACGACCTTCTGCTTTAGATTTTCCAGGGTGGCGGATTCGTTCTCGGCGATCTTGGCCTTCAGGTCCTCATTTTCGGCCTTGATCTCGTCATAGTCGGCGTATTTCGCCTTCTCACGGGCTATCCGTTCCTGGACTATCCGGTCCACGTCTGCCTGCGTGAACTTCTTTTCATCATCACTGGACATTTTCGAATCTCCGAAGTTTGCGGCCTTCGTTTGCCTTATTGTCTATATTCACTGGTATAGTATTTAAAGGTTTGTCCTTTTTGTGATAAATTAGGGAGGGAGGACGGCCTCCTCCTCCTTGATCCTCGCCTCCTCGGCTTCGAGGTCCTTCTCGGTGGCGTCGGGGTCGAGCCTGGATAGGGACCCCCACGTCGAGGTGGCTCTCGCTCCCCGTCTTGTCGCCTCCACCTTCGCCGCCTCCAGGGGGTCGGTGGGGAGGTTCTCCCTCCATTCGATAGTGAGGTTGTCGAGGGACGTCGCCCCCGGCATCCTGGAAGCCTTTTCGAGCTCGGCGGTCGTCACCAGGACGGTGAGAAGCCCCGGTTTGATCCGGAGCCGGAGCCGGTTGACCTTCGCCAGGGTGGGGAGCATCAGCCTCTTGAGGGCGGATCCCGACTCGGCGAGCCCGGACTTCGTCTCGCCGAAGGCCGCCGGCGACAGCTCGGCCATCACGTACAGTTGGCCGAGGACCTCCTCGATGTGGGAGAACGTCGCCCCCATCTGAGCATCCCACGTGAGGATTGAGGGCGGGGACTCGCCTTCGTTAAGGGCGATGTACTTCTCGTCGGAAGCCCAAACTACCTCGCCCGTCACAGGGTCCTTGATCCTCAGTCCCGGGGGTCCCGCCATCCAGGGGTCAGAGAAGACGTCCAGGGTCCCGGAGATCTTGATCAGCCGCCGCTCGACCTCCTCCACAAGGTCAGTTATGCCCTTGAAGTCGTCCAGCCCGAAGACGCCGTCGCCGCTCTTCAGGTTGGAAAAGGGGACCACCAGGAAGCCGGGGACGCCCGTCTCCTCCGAGTCCTTCAGGGTCGAGTACCTCTCGATCGTGGCGAGAGGGACGGCTCCGAGGATCTCGTCGCCGGCGGCGTTGAGCTTGAGGAGACGGTGCTCTATCCTTCCGGCGAGGTGGATCTCGGCCTTGACGTACTTCTCGTCGCCCTCGACGATCTCCCAGGCCAGGACGTGAGCCGCAAAGGTCCCGACGTCGTCGGGGTCGACGACCGGGAACCAGAGCCGAGGGTCGATCCTGGAGATGACACCCCGGCCCCCGTTCCATCGGACCTTGAGGACCCCGTCGCCGAAGGCTATGAGGTCGGAGAAGAGGTCGTAGGCCGTGAGGGAGAGGGAGTTACCCTCAACGACCCGGTCGAGGTTGGGCTGTTGCGGCTCGTCGGCTCTGATCGCCGGAGGGTTCCCCACAGCCAGGTCGGAGAAGAGGGTCATGATCCGCTTGAACCAGTTGACCCTCATCTTGACGATCCGGGGGGCGTCGTCCTCATTCAGGCTGGTGAAGATGAGATCGTGGTCTCCTTCCAGGAGGAGGCGGTTAATTGCGTATCGGTCCAGCCGCGCTTTATCCTCTGTTGGGGGCCATTTTCGCCCCGGTCCGAGGAAGCTTAAGTCAGTATGTACGGTCGAAGTCATGATCTGATCCTCCCCCTCTCTCGTCTCGCCGTCGGAGGAGTAAGCCGGCGGCTCTTGCTGATCCTATTAACCAGGTATCGAAGGGCGTCGACGAGGTCGTCGCCCTCTTTAATGGGGGCGTCCTCGCCCCGTTCCGTCGCCTTCGGGTCCCATCTGTAACCCTCCAGCTCCTCCTGGAGCATGGGAGTAGCCGGCCCCACAAGCTTGAGCCATCCTTGATTGAACGCCGAGATGACCCGCTGGATGCCGTTGAGGACGTCGTTATCGGCCTGCTGGACCCCCTCGATCCCGTCGCCGATGAACTGGAGCCGGTGAGCCTTCGCCGCCGGGTCGACGTCGATCGATGAGGGGTGCATCCCGTCGAGGAACCTCTTAAGGTCCTTCGATACCTCAGCCGGGGACTTGTCGGCCTTCCGATACTCGCCGAAGACGTACCACGTCTCGCCGATCCTAACAGCTTTCAAAAACGCGCTCGGATGGGTTGCCCCAGGATCGACGGCGACCCTCATCTCCTCCATCCTCTCGTCGGGGAGGGAGGGGACGACGTGAAGGTCCCGGTCGAAGTTGCGATAGACCGCCCCCTCGGCCATCACCCACAGACCGAGAACGTACCTCTGATAGAAGAGGCTGGACGGGGGGCCAAACTGGCGCTTGAGCTCGGCGACGTAAACGGGATCCAGCCAGGGGTTATCTTCGAGCGTGAAATGCCAGCTTTTGAGGTCCAGCTCCTCCTCTCGATCGATCCATCGCTTCTTGAGGTAGTGAGCGGGGGGGCCGGGGTTCGTGGTGAGGAAGAGTTGAGCTCCGGGCTCGGAGAGGCGGCTCACCAGCATGTTAAGGAAGCTCTCCGGGGAGAGGCTCCCCTCGTCAACGTAGGCGCCGCCGAGGGTGAGGCCGGCGATCTTGGTATAGGCGCTCTCGTCGTTGGCCCCTTCGCAAAGGATATGCCGCCCGTAGATGGTGGCGACCTTCAGGGACCGCCGGTATTCGAAGTCGCCCGCCCCCACAAGCCTGGAGATGGGGAGAAGGACGTTGCGCTCCAGGGAGGTGAGGGTCTTCCCCGTCATGAGGAGGTTGACACCCGCCGGCGCCTCCAGGACGGCCCGGAGCCATCGGACGTTGGCCCCGACGGTCTTCGCAGACCTCACCGCCCCGTGGGCGATATTGACCCTCGCATCGGAGCCGAGACAGAAGTCCCTCTGCTTCCCCACAGGGACTTGGAAGCTCAAGCCTCCACCTCCTCGCCCATCCTCTCGAAGAGGATCCGGATCTCCCCGCCCCGGGCCGATGGGTCGGTCGCCTCTTCCAGCCGCCGCTTATCGATGCCGATCGCAAAGCCGGTCATCAGATATTGAAAATCGCGGGGACTATCGCAGCTCTTCAGAAGCTCCCTGCCTTTGTTCAGGGCCTCGCCTATCAGCTTGATCCTGTCCTCGGCGGCGTAACAGGACTTGATAAGAGCCGCCTTTTTCGTTGCTGAACGTTCACCCAAATCGAGTTCATTTCGTGCGGCTATGTTAGATATGGTCCCTGTCGCTCTGTCGAATTCGTCGGCTACGTCTCGGACGGATCGGCCCGCCTTCAGAGCTTCGAGGATCGCCTTCTCTTCATCTTCACCGACGGGACCACCTTTTGCCATCATGTACTAAAAGGACAATCATTATATAAAAGGGTTTTGTAGATTGTCCT